TCATTTTTTCTGGCCACCGACAACGGGAACGATTTTAGTTTTCCTGTCATAAATCGCCGTTTGCCTCGAGTTCTTATGTCCTGAAATTGCCTGTTTCTCCTCGAGGCTTCCTTCCAGATCAGAGACACCTTTCGCCTTCAGATCGTGGAACGTGAAATCTATCTGCAGGTGAGGGTACTTTTCCTGTGCTTCAATTTTCGCGTCGCGCCAACGTGAGTTAAAGCCGTCTCTGGTGTATTTGCTGCCGCTGGTCTGGTGAATGACAAACAGGCTGCGTATACCCGGCTTTAACGGCAGGGAACGGGCGAGGGCGACAGCGGCGCGCAGGCGTGGCGACCATGCTTTGATTTGCTTTACGCCTGTTTTTCCCTGGCGGATAAAGATCCCGGTTTCCCGTATCTGGTCTTCAGTCAAAGCCAGCACATCGCTTTGTCTGGCCAGACATAAATAAGCGATTTCCATAGCGGCACGAACTACGTCCGGAGCAACATCGTAAACCGCTTTGTATTCTTCGTCAGTGATGTAACGCTCTCGGGCTATCTCTTTGAACTTCTTAACGCCCTGACAGGGATTATGCTGGACGTAACCCCGCTCATAACCCCAGCGGAATACCCGCGAAAGAAAACTCTTTTCCCGGTTGGCCTGCGTTTTACTTGCCATGCCACGCTGATCCATATAGCGCCGGATGTGTTCTGGTTTAATTTTATCCGGGTTAACTTTCCCGAATACCGGCAGTACTTTTCCTGCGTATTTCGTGTAATCTTTTCGGGTTTCTGCCGCTAAATCCTGCCAGTCAGGGGAAGACATGAATTGATCGGCCAGTGCCTGAAATGTCTTGCGCTCAACTTCTTCGCCAATGGCTTTTTCATATGCCAGCCATACCGTTGACTGGGGCTCCGAGAGTGCGCATAGCCTTATGGCCTTATTATCTTTATTCCTGAATTCATATGCCGCCTTACCGCGATATACGCGTGGCGGCATCCAGTTATCGGCAGGGTTCTTACGCTTTCCGGCCATTAAATATCGCTCCGAAGTCTGGTTCTTCCTCCCGCACCGTATTTTCCTGTTGGTTGCGGTATTTAATCGGGTTCAGAAAATGGCCCCATGTGGTTTTAGGGTGGCCATCTGCTCTTTCCATAAAGAAGATGCCGGCCCGGCGCAGCGCCTCACATTGTTTTGATTTAAGTGGCGTCCCCGTCAGCTCGATCATTTCCTCTCTGGTGATGATGTCGTGATCGTGTCTCATGGTCTTTCCTCAGCATGCCGGCTATAGCGTTGTCTGCTGCATCGCAAGCGCGCTGGATATCGGACTGGGTCAGAGTCCTCTTTCTAACGCTGGCTGATAGCCTGCCAATTTTGATATCGAATTCTGAAAGTAAAACTACACCTGGTTGCCAACGTAGCATTGTGATCTCCGGTTTATTGGTAGACCACAATGCTATCGGTAGTGATGGGTTATTTCTGATTACGCTTAATCAGGTTTTGTTTCGGTCGGAATGCACCATCTTCACGCGTTATCTTGATATTGCGGGGGAAGTGCATGCCGAGTTCGCAACGGGCCCGCGCTTCGATAATTGCGTTGGTTCCATCTGGTAAAACGACATGAACCGCATCACCTTTCTTCAGGGATAGTCTCAGCATATCAGCGTACCTGCAGTGAACGTTCGCCGATTTCAATATGGGCGCCCGGAACCGGGTTTAAGAGTTCTTCCGGGACTTCCCCACCATCTGCGGTAATCTGAGCTGCGGCCGCTTCTGCTGACTCGATAGCCTCTTTGATTGCCTTTTTGTCAGGCGCAACTACTGTCTGAACGGTCACCAATTCATCCGGGAGTAAATCAACGTTATCGATCACCACGTTGATTGCACCTTTACGGGCGGTGAAGGTGTTTTTTGCCGTTTTTACGGTATCCTGTCCGGCGGCCAGAAGGCACTGGAGAACATATTTCTTCAGGTTGGTGATCTTACCTTCGAAAGACTTTTTACGGGCGGCCAGGCGTTTGGCTTCTTCGTCGCAGGTTTTCGCCAGACCTTCAAGGTTGCGAACGTGGACGAATACCGCGTCCAGTTTGTCGCCGAGCTGCAGCTCGAGCCCCTCCATTGTATCGGCGATCATTTCAGCTGACAGACCAGAACCGTCTTCGTTTTCAAGAAGCGCCTGGAGTTTAGACATATCAGCAGCGATAGCAATTGCGGTTGTGGAAGTCATTATGCTTTCTCCTCGGCTTTATTCAGTTCTTTGATGCGGCCGTCTTTAATCGTAATGAGTCGGCGCAAGCGGCCAGACAGATAGCGTTCATGTTGCGCGTCACCGTTGGCCTGTGCGGCCTTAATGTGAACATCGATTTCACGTGCGATAGGGGAGAACACGCCGTTTATTTCGTTCACTGTCACGCCATGTGCCAGAGTGTTAGCAACACGGCTGAGTTTGTCGTCGAATTCCTGGCGAAGACGTACTGCGTCTTCTGCGGTTTCGCTGGCATTCTTCAGATCAAATTCTGCCTTGTTTTTCTGGCGGTACTCCAGATTGTCGTAAAGGCCCATGAAGATATCGCCACTGAAGCCGAGGCCAGATAAAGCCTTTTTGGTTGCATCAGTCAGCGATTTTTTTGTTGCCTCACCATCGCAGGTGATCCCGTACTTACTGCCGTAAATGTATGGCGTGCAACCGTAGGCCGTTTCCTCGCCGCGCACACCATTCAGGATGTACCAGAGTCGCACGGTAACGACGTGATGCTGCTCGTTGACGGTATTTCCATTCCCGTCGAGCACTAACTCCCATGACGCATTGTTATCTTTCCCTTTCACCTGGCGTGTAATGGGGGCGCCGATATCGAAACGTTCCTCGAGGATGTCCACACCCCAGCCGATTCCCTTTGGCCCAAACTCGCGAGTGGCAAGCATGGTTAAATAGGTACCGTTGATCGAGGTACCGCCGCCGTTCTGCGTAAAGGCTTTAGTAAACCGTTCATCAGTTTTGAATACACGTTTCCACAGTTCTAAATTGTCCTGTCCGATACTCTGTGCGCCGGCAGACTTCATTACTTCTTCAGCGTCAGGCAGTCTTTCAGCGTGAATAATTTGCTTTGCCAGCACCTCGGCGTTATCAGCTATTGTTTCCGCTTTAGCGCTTAACTTCGCTACTGGCTGCTCTGCATCACCAGAGGCATATACGCCATAGCCCATATCGTTGAGCGTCTCACGCGCCTGTTTAGCCTGGGTATCGGTTACCACCGGCTGTGGTGCTTCCGCTTTTTCGACCACGTTTGAGGCGGTATTTTGCGTTGCCTCTGGTTGTTTAACGGATCCTGTCTCGGTTTCTTCAAAGCGGCCGTTTGCTTCCAGCCATGAATCAATGTGGCGGCGTAGGCTGTCAGGGAAATGGTAGGTATCTTTTGCCGGTACGTTCTGCACTACGCCAAAAATACTGTCTCGGTCATATTTGAGAATGTGCTCCGTGGTGCGAAGCGCCATTGACCAACGTTTAAAATCTTCGCGCTCGTCTGCAATGATTTTCTCAGCATCACGAAGGTTGCCTGATAATACTGGCGCGTCGGGAGAAATAGGGAGTAGGGAGACAGCGATCTCCTGATCCAGTGTTGCATAGGTATGTTTATAACCACGTTTTGGCGCGATTTTAACGTTGGTATCAGTGCTGGCGATGAGCGATGAGTTTTGTCCTGGTACCATTTCATCACGTTTACCGGGGTTCTCCAGCCAGCGTCTTACAAATTGGGAAATGGCAGATCTGCCAGGTGTCTGATTCTCAAAATGGGAGAAAATCCCCTGAATAAGATTATTCAGCCCTTCAACATGCATGTGCTTAACTGGTTCGTTATCGTGCAGAGCACACAGAACGTTAAGGTTAAAACGATCTTCTTCTTCCAGTTCGGTATCACGGTTATTCAGGTTATCCAGATAATCCACAACCTGAGAATAGATATGGCCGTCAATCTGAGCGGTGCTAAACAGCAGTACGGCTGCAAAGCGTTCACCTGGGGAAACGGTCATTAAATCGATAACATCATCGTCAGCGGGTAAATTTGATTCCTCACCGGCGGTGCCGTTCGCGGCAATGGAAACCCATTTTTCACCGTCGAAAGTATGTTGCTGGGTGAATAGCTCGTCGAACTGGCCAACGGTCGGCAGCGGCTGGCCTTCTTCGTGTTCCCACAGCTTCGGTTTAAAATAGTTGTCACCGTTCGCCGGGTAAGATTCCCAGAGTTTGCCGGTGATAATGCTTTCGGCGATTTTCTTGTTTGGTGCTTCGACGGAGATCGCCAGCTGCACGGCGCCGCAGTCTTTGATAGCCGATTTTTTTGGCTCGAATAAGCCGTTGTAGATGGTCATTGGTCTTTCCTCTTGGTTGCAGGCGCAGGTCACGCGCCAGTTAATTAAAACGGTACGTCGCTTTCTTCTATCGGAGAGTGGTCGATGCACAGCAGCTGCTGGATCTGGTCTTCAATAACGCTTAACTGTTTGTTGGCATCAGCAGATATTTGCTCTTTCTTCGCGCGAAGGGCATTAACCTGCATCCCGATAATATCGATAGGCTCTAAAGCAGTAATGGCAATCTCTACCGTTTTGGTAGTAACAAGCACGTACGAATCAGGATATTTCTGTGACATGTCACAGGTGAATGAGTGATAAGACGTTGGTAGATATGGATTGGTTGTTGCCATAACGTAGATAGTTACGGGGATGGTAAGCGCTTCCATAGCGACTCCTTGGTGATGTATACTCAGAGCCGATCGGCGACTCTGTCGTTGGTCTTTCCTCGCTACAGGGTTGGTCCCCTGTAGCACTCCTGGCGGATTGGTCTCCGCTGGGGTAAATCAGCCCACTCCGGTGGGCTTTTTTACGCCTGAAGGTTGCCGGTCTTTCCCGGCTGTCAGGATGGTCAGTCCCATTGGTCTTTCCTCGTTACCGTGTGAAAAAAATGCCCCGAGCGCCGGGGCCAAGACTACACACAGCAATTCGCATTCGTTGCGGTCTTTCCCGCATGTCATCGTACTGTCGGCGACCCGAAGAATTCTTGCCCGTCTTTCCGGACTGTCAGAACTGTTTCTGAACAACTGCCGCGTGGTTAGTGCGTCGTTGATGTGATGGAGCTTAACCAAAGGTAAGTTATCGGTCAATGCAATTTACTTAAAAAATGTTAAGTTTGAAGGGGTGCGATTATAACTAAATGAATTATATGGTTATTTTTTTTGTGATTTTTTTCTTGTTGCTAAGAGCTCTTCAAATAGCTTGTTAAAGCCTTCAACGCGAGATTCCAATTCAGTCAAATGCCTATCTTTTTCAGATTCGGGAAGTGAATCAAATAGATCCAGAAGTTTTAACTGGCGAGCATCTAATTCTTTCGGCAATTCTTCAACGGGGAGGGGGGATTGATCTTCGTCGCCGTATAAGAGCCAGGTAGGGGAACACTTGAGAGCTTTACTCAATTTGAACAGGTTTTGCCCTCTAGGTTCTGTCTCACCGTTTTCCCATTTGAAAATTGTGACGTGCGAAACCTTCACAGCATCGGCCAGCTTTTGCTGTGACATATCGAGTTCTGTTCTTCTGCGACGAATACGGTCGTTTAGCTCTGCGTTTTTCATGGGGTTAATGTAAATTAATTTGACTTAGCTTTTGTTAAGTTATAATTTCCAAACAAACGTTAACGAAGGAGGTACCCAGTGCTAACCGAAGATGCAGTTAAGTATTTTGGCAGTAAGGCCAAATTGGCGAAGGCACTCGATGTCTCGCAACCAGCTGTTTCACGTTGGGGAACGATGATCCCTGAAAAGAGGGCTGCTCGTTTGTCACTGATGACTGATGGTGTTCTGGTCTATGACCCGAAGGCTTACCAACTGCCAGCTAAATCAGCTTAACAATCCGCGTGATCTAAATCTGATTACGCTTAATCAATTTTCAGCGACAGGAGACGCGAAGTGGAGAACCTCGAGGAACTGAAACGAGAGATATTTAGCTGGGCAGCTGAAAGCGGGCAGGAGCTGGTTGCTATCGAGATAAGCCGTATGTGGTTTCGTCTCGGTGGTAACACCGGCGTGCTGAAGCTGCACCAGATTGAAGATGCAGACGGAAATGCAGACTGGCGGGCCATCAACAATAACCGCCAACAGATTTTTCGCTGGCTGCGTGGTGAGACGAAAGCGGCCAGAACTAAAACCCAGACGCTGGCTAAAGCGATGGAAGCGGCACTGCCGGCAGAACGCTACGCACGCCTGGACATGTCCACCCAGTATTTGATCTGCGTCGCCATACGCGAATTTGCGGCAGCCATTATCGCGTTATTGCTCGAGGCCAGAGACGGCCCGCAGCAAGTCGCGAAAGCATTGCAAGCGATGCGAGAAACACAGCGCCTGACCAGCGTTTAACCTGTACCGAGGAAAGACCAATGAGAACACAAGACCGCATCACCTGGCGTAACGGGTTTCGCCGGAACGGGGTACAAGTCCCGATGGAAGATATCGAATCGATTTTTGAAGAACGTCGCACAGTTGCGCTGACAATCTGGGAACGCTACGAACTACGCAAGGCAGATCTGCAGGAAGCGGGCCTCACCCAGAAAGAATATGAGATCGCCTGCCGCCAGTTGGCTGACTCGCTGGGGATCTGACGATGAATATTTTGCCATTACTCGACAGGCCGATCGCCTTCCAGCGTAGTTTCATTCGTCTGAATATTGGTGTGACGGCTGCACTGTTCCTGTCTCAAATGACTTACTGGACTAACCGATCCGACGATGACGGATGGGTATATAAAACCCAGGAAGAATGGGAGGAAGAAACAGGGCTTTCCCGTTACGAGCAGGAGGGGGCGCGTAAGAAACTTCGCTCAATTGGTGTACTGCTGGAAAAAAAGAAAGGTGTACCTGCCCGTCTTTTCTACAAGATTGATAATGATGTTTTATTTCAAGCGCTTGTAGCCGCAAACAAGGATGCGGAAAAACCACATACTGGAATGCGGAAAACCAGCAAGCAAGTAAGTGGAAAACCAGCAAACTTTCTTACAGAGAATACTACAGAGAATATATATACCCCTAACCCCTTAGAGGGGGAAGGCGTTGAGATAATTCTTTCTGATGCACAAAAAGCGCTGGAATTTTACAACGAGCAAACCGGTACCCGCTGCCGTGACCTGAAACCGTTTGTGATGATGCTGACGCCGACCACCACCCGGGCAGGGTACACCCTGGATGAATTGCAGTTAGTTATCCGCTGGGTTCTGGCCACATGGCGCCGCCGTGGCGATAGCCTGCCGAAGCCAGCGAACATCTGCCGGGTAAACCGTTTTGATGGTTATCTCGCTGACGCTGCAGCATGGGAGATGACCGAAACCGACATTGATCCGGAAGCCGTTATGAACGGCTACAACGAAATTTTTGCTGACGTTCTGCCTGCTGCTGAACTGGATACCGACCGCCGCCGGATGATCGCCCAGCTTGCCGCACACATGAAAAACAAAACCACGGGCGCATTTTTGGGGTATTTCGAAAAATTCCGCGCTGATGCGTCAGATTTTTATTTCGGTGCTAACGGCGGATGGCGCGCCAGCTTTGACTACCTGATGAAACCTGAAACGTTACGTAAAACCCGGGAAGGTTCGCTATGACTCCGCAGGAACTGGAAGCTTGTGTGCTGGCCGGACTGCTGAACGGCGGCGCAAGCCCGGACGCATTCGACGTGATCGCTTCAACGCCTGAAGAATCTTTCAGCATCGGGTTTCACCGTCGCGCGTTCTCTGAAATTAAAAAACAGGCGCTGGCGAACGGCCTGATCGACATGCTGTTTGTCAGCGAAGCGCTGGGCGGTAGTAGTCTGGCTGATTTATCAGAAATTACGCGCATGCCTGCCACGGTACCGAACCTGAAGGGTTACGCCGGAAAGATGGTTAAGGCGTGGCGCAGTCGCCGTATGGCTGAATTACTGCAGCAGGGCGCTGACGGTATCCGTCAGGCCAATAATCAGGAGCAGCGCGATCAGGTTGTCGAAAGTGCAGTGGCGCAGCTGCTGGACATGACCGGCGATACTGGCGACGTGCAGCCGGTTCACATCAGCGATTTGTTGCCAACCTACATGGAGACGGTACAGAAACGCATGGACGGCGAAGCCGGTACCCGAAACCTGAAGACTGGTATCGACGAACTGGATGATGCCACCGGCGGAATTAACCTGCAGGATTTGATTGTTGTCGCTGGCCGCCCGGGCATGGGTAAAACAGAGTTTGCGCTGAAGATTGTCGATGGTGTTACTGCTGCCGGCGGCGGGGCGCTGATATTCAGTATGGAAATGGCCGCTGCGCAAATCGTAGAACGCTCTCTGGCGGGCTCTGGCAACATGTCGGTGTCACGCCTGCGTAATCCCCTCGATATGCAGGACGAGGACTGGGCGCGCTTTACAGCGGCCATGGAGACCATGAACGGGCGCGATATCTGGATTGTTGACGCTACCGATCTGACGATTGAGCAAATCCGCGCCGTTGCCGAGACGCATAAGCGCCGTTATCCGCATCTGGCGATGATCGTTGTTGATTACCTCGGCCTGATTAAAAAGCCGAAGGCAGAGCGTAACGATCTGGCGATCGCCCACATTTCCCGAAACCTTAAAACTATGGCAATGCGCCTGCATACGCCGACGTTTGCACTCAGCCAGCTTTCGCGCGCGGTGGATTCCCGCCCGGCAGGCCAGCGGCGCCCGGTTATGTCAGACCTCCGTGATTCCGGTTCTATTGAGCAGGATGCCGATAGCATCATGTTTCTGTACCGCGATGAAGTCTACAACCCGGAAAGCCCGGCAGCGGGCATCGCCGAAATTATCCTGGGGAAAAGCCGATTCAGTGCCGCCGGCGCGGTTATCTACCAGGAGTTTAAAAACGGCCATTTCCTTCACGTCGATCAGCATGTCGGCAAAGAGAAAACCCGTATTCAACTGGAGGCAGCAAAACCACGAAAACAACCGCGTAAATACGCAGAGAAATATAACACCGATGCATTTTAACTGCGCCTGACCAGCGCGATATAACCGAGGAAAGACCAATGACCACGAATTTAAATTACCCGAAACCAGTTAATCCGGATGATGGCTGTAACTGGCTACCCGTTATTCTCTGGCGCATGAACGCCGGCGCCCGTGCGCGGAGCCGTTCTGTATTTGTTGCCGCGCCACGACCAGTACCAGTGCCGGGAATTACTCCGCAAAAGCCAGTTAAACGTGAAGCGCCGGTGCCCGCAGTTTCAGGTCGTCGCCGTAAAACCCATATCGGCACCGTGATTTATTCCAAAGGTGAAAAAGATGTGCGCCTGAGTGAAGGGGTCACCGTCTGGTCTGCGGGCGCTAACGAGCATTTCGATAAAAAAACAGGTCAGCGTGTCGGTGGTGCTGGCCGTCATCGGCTGCTACTCGACAGCGTTCGCCCGCTGCTTGCCAGCGATGATCAACCTGGTGCCGGGAAAGTTACCGCGCAGCAGCTGGTCGCCGTGATGAAAGGCAAAACGCTTTCTTACCAGACTATTCTGGGCCAGCTTCAGAAACACTATCCGGAATGTCAGGTCACACTCAAAGAAATTCAGGATCGAGTTTTAAAAATGTTCAGTTCGAACTATGTCGGTATCACTCGCCATGAAGATACGCCAGTAGTTCATTTCACGCTTAACAGCCTGGATCCCCGTTATTACGTCGAGTCAGCGAAAAACAAGAGGGTGTAAAGCATGGCCGGGCAATCAGATTACCTGCCGCCCGGCCTACCGCTCAATCGCGCCAAATGGCCGCAGGAGTGTCAGATCAAAGAGCACTACGACATGCGCGCCTCGGCACTCATACGTCAGCTGTTCGAGAAGAAAGTTACTCGTCAGTTCATTGTTGAGTCGATTGCAGCGACGCCGGAAAGCTACCGGGAGTTTTTCAAAGAGAGATTAAATTTTTGGCGGGAGAAGAGAGTGTGAAGTTGTTTCAAAAGATTGGCTTTATATGCTTGTAGAACAGATGGTTAAGGATTCAATCAACGCTCACAGTGCAAGCGGGAAAACGAACTTTGATATTCCAACCCAATAAACTATCTCCTGTAACCAACAGGGTGCATCTTATCCAGAACGAACACATCGATCTGTCTATCGACGAAGTGAAGGCGCTGAACGTCATAGTGAAGGGGGCATTTGGGCTAATCAATCTTTAAAAATGCTGGAGATAGGGTGCTACAGCACTTGGGAGCAGGTCGATCTACATAGCAATTTGTTCCTAGTATGGTATCGCGAAATGTCAGATTTGTATTTTATTGATTGTATATTGTTGACAGTTGAGTATACTTCAGGTATGAGAATCTCATCCTTCAAAAAGGAAAGTATAATGGACTTAATTCTTTTTTCGTTTAATATTAATTTATTTACGCAGGGTTCTATTTTAACCCCAGAATCTAAATCAATTATGAAACTAATGCCTTTTATTAATGAGGACTTTTTCCCGAGTCATGGTGAAGGCATTAATAATGAGACCGGTGTGAGTAGCAAGGTTTTAAAAGTTGAGAAAGAAATGGATGGTTGTCGCCTTTCTGTAGTATTCGCACCTTGGGCTATTAGCATTATTGTTGAGTCTCGCTCTTTCGTAGAGTGTTCGCAGGTTATTTCTAAGGTTGAATATTTAATTAATCTGCTTAATAATTGCTTTGGTGATAAAAGTATTATAGGTTCTCGCTTGGCTACGATTCTAACAGTTGGCCTTAAAAATACACCTGAACTTGATGAGGTTATTTATAATAAATATTTTAAAGGCGAGACTCGTCCTTTTGAATGGTCTTTCAGGCAAGCACATACTTCTAAGTTTGAAGATGAAGATACATTTAATATAGTAAGTGTAAATAAGGGGCATGCAACAATAGGTTACGGCGGTGTTGTCTTTGATGGAGATGCGATAGTTGTTAATGTCGATAATAACACACTCCCAGTTAACAAAGTAAAAAGATTTTCTCTTGGTGAGAACTCTTTTTTAAATAATCTTATCACTAAAACTATTGGTGATTTTTTATCGGTAAAGGGTGAGTGAATGAGCATCGAAATCATCCCTGATGAAACATTTATAAAAAATAATGATTTTCATCATTCCGCGAATGGTAGTGACAATATTATTGCAGGCATAAAAATACACAGTAATGAAGCTTATATTGTAAATCGCAGAAGCAAAACAGGCGTAACACTGGAGTTTTCTAGAGGTAATGTTGATGGCAAGACGAATCTTGATGTTGAATCAAATGCGTCCAGTACTGAGTCTGCCAAGAAAATAGCTTCAATTGCTAATGAGATATATCAGCTTTTCCTTCTTGAAAATATTGAGCTTGGTTGTGATTCAAAGACATCAGCCTTGATAAATAAGTTAATTACTAACAATGGTTATGAAATTGTTGATATGGCCCTCACTCAATTACTGAGTGAACATATCTTGTATTCTACCAAGCCAATTATTATATGCAAATTTTTAACTGTTCTTTCTGAGCTAGATTCCAGTTTAATTCCAGTTACGTCGAGTTATGCAATTACTAGTTTGTCACATAAAAAATATGACTCTGTTAAGGAAATGGTCCTTATGACCATTGAATTGTGGAGGAATAATGATGCACTAGTATTATTGGAGGAGATGGAGCCTTATCGTAGGAAACACCTTGAACAATATCGGTTAAAGATTATAGGTATGCTTAAGGGAGTATAATATGTCTTATTACATTCGCAGAGTTAATTCTGATTTCTGGGAAGGAAATTTACCTGAGGATGATAATTATCTTTCTATGCCCGTTGATGGAATAACAAATTGTTGTAAAACATCATCAAATGCTTTGTCTATTTGGAAAACAGATAGCCTAAACATACACGACGAATGTAATAAAAAACTACTTTCTGCTATAGCGTTGGTTTATGACAAGCCAAGGCCCTTGACTTTTATTTTTTTAAGTGATGACGAGCTTTCTTCTATTGGTTTGGAGTTAGATGTTACCCCTGGTGATACTCCGGTGGTTGAATACCAAGGAGAACATAGAGATATATGTAAATTAACATTGGATTCTATAGGGAAGTTGGCATGGATAATTCATCAAAAAGTTAATGACGACAATTCGTATAATCTTGTCTCTGCCGAAGAGATTTCTGATTTTACAAAGGAAATGTTTCCTGATGTTGACGCGCTTCCTGATAAAAATAAGGCTAATAGAAAATGGTGTAATATATATAAAGAATAAAAACATGTAGCTCACATAAACTAGCTTTATAGTGGATTTAGTATTATTTTGATTAACGGTGTTTTGGGAAGGTTGTAGATATATAGATTCATAGGAAGATAAGCAAATTGGTCTCTTTTTCAACCCGAAATACATGACGCTGTTAAGCCTGGTGCACGCCACAAGCAAGGGGTGCAGGGTAAGTGTGGTGATCGGTTGACGGTGGTTTCCTCCACGAACTCTGGAGAAGCCGCGTGCTGGGTGATGTAAGGCCGGCATGAAACTAAACTGTCAGCATACTGATTGAACATACCAGACAAAGCCGAACCGTCAGAAATGGCGGTTTTCTTTTTAATTCAATCAGATAATTATGTGTTTTATTATTGAGACTTAACGATTTGTGCTTTTAAGGATTTGCGATCGACGTCAGTTGGTAGTATAAATACTGTAAATTTATACAGTATTTGGTTGAGGGAGAGGTAGTGGTTGATAAGAAAGACGCAGGAGACCTTCTCCCCGACGATGGCGATGTACTGATAACGTGTCAAAATGGGAAGATCAAGAAGACCAGAACAGTCCACTCTGATGAGCATGTCGCAACCCTTAAGGCGTTGTTTGAATTAGCTAAATTTTCTGGTTACACCATTATAAAACCAGACGGGACTGTGCTATAATTAATTCGTTGGCCTGAACACCCAACACACTGTATTTCTGAGCAATTGCTGCGCTAAAGGGGAACCCAATGGCGCAGTATTCTTTTGTAAAAGCACCAGGCAATGTATTAATTCCGGCGACGCCTGACGCCCGCGAATTTTTAGAAAAAAAAGTCCGTATGGGCGGTATTTTGTATGCGGATTTTAAGCAGGCAAGAAACCTGGCATTCCACCGCAAATTTTTCGCCCTCCTGAATCTGGGCTTTGATTACTGGCAACCTTCTGGTGGTGCAATATCGCCAGCCGATAAAAACCTGGTACGTGGCTATGTGCAGCTGGTGGCCCACTATGCCGGACACGCCGACACTTTGCAGGAACTGGCGGATCAGTATCTTCGCGATGAAGCAGAAAAACGCGCCGGGAATATCAGCGCGGTTAAATCGTTTGAAGCGTTCCGTTCCTGGGTGACTATCGAAGCCGGTTTTTATACCGAATACCAGATGCCTGATGGCACCACTCGCAAGGAACCCAAATCGATATCGTTTGCAAAAATGGACGATGTAGAGTTTTCCCAGCTGTACAAATCCGTATTAGACGTCCTCTGGAACTTCATTCTGTTCCGCACCTTCCCAACGCAGCAGGCAGCAGAAAACGCCGCTTCGCAATTATTCAGCTATGCCGCGTGAGAAATATCGCCATGACCAAAGACGATAAACGCTGGCTGGAAGACGTTGCATCACTGGGTTGCGTCGTATGCAGAAATCTTGGCTATGGCGCCACACCTGCAGAAGTTCACCATATCCGCAAAGGGCAGGGCATAGCCCAGCGCGCCGACCATAAAAAAACACTCCCGCTTTGCCCGCCACACCATAGAACCGGCGGACACGGCGTAGCTATCCATGCAGGGCAAAAAACATGGGAAGAAAACTACGGAACGGAGACTGAATTACTCGAACAGGTCACTAACGAGGTAAAGGAATTACGCTTATGCAGAATTTAATTCCGTCTCTAAGAGCAGCAGATAAATCTAGAAAGTGTGGTTGGCCAATACGACGGGAAAGCATGAAATTCTGTCTGGCTCCTTTTTCCATTCTGGCGGGTGGCGATTTTGCCCCTCTCTATGCTCGCGCACGCGCGCGTTTAGGGGGTTGATTTATGCCGCTGGTTGCCACCTTCCGAACAGACTGGTTCCGCGTCATTACCGACCTGACCAGAAAAAACCTCACCACTCAGCAAATCGCCGATGAACTTGGCGTTTCGAAATCTGCCGTTCTCGGTTGGAAATCCGGTTCAGAACCTCGCCACGGTCACGGTGAGGCGCTGATCGCTCTCTGGTGTCTGGCTACCAGCTCAGACCGTAAAAAACTCCCCACTGTGCTTTATCGGCAGTGGTGGACGTTCCGCCGCCCTGTTTTTGGTCGGGAAACTGACCAGAAGGGCAACACACAATGACGGCTCACTAATTCAGGAGTGAAAAAATATGGCTCGACCGAAAAAAAACATCGAGACGCCGGGGCAGGAAAAAACCGTGACGGATGAAAATACGCTAGTGGAGGAATTGCAGTTGCTGAATTCCGAAACCGCGCCGGTTCCGGTTGCCGTGGAGGGAAAAACCTCAGCGCCAGAAATTCAACAGCGTGTAGCGCAGCTGCTTGATGGTACCGCTCTTGCAGAACGTAACGCGATCCTTGCCGCTCTCAATTCTCAGGGTGCAACAATCATCGCTCGTTTTGATGAACTGGATTTTATTTCCATCAATGGCCAGCGCCTTACCGACAACCTCGAATTTCTTACCCTCATACGTAAAGCCACTGATGTAAGCACCGGCGGCGCGGGTGCAATGGTGACGAACGAAGAGGGCAAGCCGCAGCCGGTACGCGGCGCACCTGTATTAACCGAACACGGCTGGCATGTGCCGGGCTAAGGAGACTTGTTATGTGTGGGGGCGGTGGACCAAAAGTCGTACAGCAGGATCCGCAGGCTGAGGCAGATGCAGCAGCCGATGCAGCAGCGAAGGCCGCGAACGCCGACGCCGCAGCGCGTAAGAAGCGCAAGAAAGGCTCCTCGCTGCTGGCAAGTGGTGCCGAAGGCGCAACGGATACAGGTTCATCCCTGCTTTCCTCTGGCGCCCAGGCAGCAAAAAACACCTTAGGGGCATAATCGATGGATGAACTCGCCGTAAAGCTGGTTAAGCGTGCCGATACGCTGAAAGCCAACCGACAGGTGCACGAAAGCGTCTGGCGGGAATGCTATGACTATACCTATCCGCTGCGCGGCGCGGGGCTATCCGATGAGGTGCTGGACGCACAGAGCGCAAAATCGAAGGTGGCACGGCTGCTTGACGGCACGGCCACCGACAGCGCCCGCATGCTGGCGTCTGCTCTCATGTCCGGCATGACCCCGGCAAACGCGCAGTGGCTGAACCTCGACAGCGAATCGCTGCCGGATGATGCCGCCGCGTGGTTGTCCACCTGCGCAACGCTGGTATGGGAGAACATCCACGCCGCTAACTTCGACGCCGAAGGCTACGAGGCTAATCTCGATGTGGTATGCGCCGGCTGGTTCGCGCTGTACATCGACGAAGACCGTGAAGAGGGCGGATTCTCGTTCCAGCAGTGGCCGCTGGCGCAGTGCTTTGTTACATCCACCCGCCGCGATGGCATCGTGGACACGATTTATCGCCGCTACCAGCTCACCGCAGAGCAGGCGATTAAAGAATTTGGCGCGGATAAGGTAAGCAAGAAGATTCGCGATGCAGCCGCCAAAAAGCCCGATGACAAATTCGACTTCCTGCACTGCATTTTCCCGCGTGAAAACTACGTGGTGAATGCGCGCCTGGCTAAAAACCTGCGCTTTGCATCGTACAACGTGGAAGTGAACGGCAAGCTCATTGTGCGCGAATCCGGTTATCACGAATTCCCCTGCTGCGTACCGCGCTGGATGAAAATACCCGGCACGCCGTACGGCATCGGCCCGGTATATGACGCGCTACCAGACTGCAAAGAGCTGAACGAAACAAAGCGCATGGAGAAGGCCGCGCAGGATCTGGCGATCGCCGGGATGTGGATTGCCGAAGATGACGGTGTACTCAACCCGCGCACGGTCAAAGTTGGCCCGCGCCGCATCATCGTGGCGAACAGCGTAGACAGCATGAAACCGTTGCTCACCGGCGCCGATTTCAATGTGGCCTTTACCGCAGAAGAACGCCTGCAGGCGTCTATCCGCAAAATCATGATGGCCGACCAGTTGCAGCCGCAGGACGGCCCGGCGATGACCGCCACCGAAGTGCATGTGCGTGTGGCACTGATCCGCCAGTTGCTCGGCCCGGTCTATGGTCGATTCCAGGCTGAATACCTGCAGCCGCTGGTAGAGCGCTGCTTCGGCCTGGCATATCGTGCCGGTGTATTCCCGCCAGCGCCGGATAGTCTGCAAAACGCTAATTTCAACGTGCGCTATATCTCGCCTCTTGCCCGAGCGCAGCAGCTGGAGAACGTCACCGCCATTGAACGCCTTGGCGCGAACGTGGCGAATCTGGCGCAGGTATCACCCGATGTGACCGACCTCGTAGATACCGACGAAGCAACACGCGTTATAGCGGATGCGCTGGGCGTACCGGCGAAAGTCATTCGCTCGTCTGATGCTGTCGAACAGCTTCGCCAGCAGCGCCAGCAGGCGCAGCAGCAGCAAGCAGGGCAGGCACTCATGATGCAGGCAGGTAGCGAGGCGGCAACCACAGCAGGGCAGCAGGTGGGCGCAGCGCTGGGCCAACGAGTAGCGGGGGGCTAATGACTACAAAACAAGTATCACCGGCGGACTACAAACGCATTTTCGAGGAAATGCCAGGCGGGCCGCAGGTGCTGGATGAATTAACGCGCCGATTCGGGCGTGCGGCGTACGTCCCCGGCGGTACCGAGGGCGATCGCGAAACCTGTTACCGGGCCGGACAACGTGCCGTGCTCGATTTCATTCTGATGCAAATCAACCGTGCAGATGGAGTAAACGACGATGTGGAAGATTAAACACTTATTCATGAACGCCGAGCAGGGCGCCGAAGCGCCAGCAGGCAACACAGGGGGCAATGATGGTGGTGCTGAAAATCCGGGCGCTGTTAATCCTGCTGGTAATTCACTACTCAGCACCGGCGCGGGCGAACCGGGCGCGAATGACTGGATACCTGAAAAATACCGCGTTATGGGCGAAGGTGGAAAACTCGACATTGAAGGCTCTGCCCGCAAACTGGCGGATGCTCACACGTCGCTTGAAAAGCGCCTTGGTAGCGTCGGCACGCCGCCAAAAACTGCTGATGACTACGCCCCAGAGGTAAAGGCCGAAGGCTTTAACTGGGAAGAATTCAAAGCTGACCCGCGCATGCAGTCGTTTATGAAATCGGCGCATGGCAAGGGGATCACCAACGACCAGATGAGTTTCATCATCAGCGAGTATGCGCAAATCGCCCCGTCGCTGGTTAACGGTGCGGCGGAACTGGATGCTGAATCCGCTACCACGCAGCTGCGCGAAGTCTGGAAGACTGACGCGGAATTTAACAAGAATATCGGTCTGGCTTTCCGCGCGTTCAATTCCCTGACCGATGAAGGTGACCGCGGTCGCATTGATGAAATCGGCAATAACCCGATGGTGATCCGCATGCTGGCAAAAATCGGTGCGGAAATGCAGGAGGACGCACCAGCGGGAGCCGATAGCAACCCGGCAGAGCAGCAGACTATCCGCGACCTGATGAAGTCCGAAGCGTACATGAATCCAAAGCATGCTGACCATGAACGCGTATCTGCACAGGTGAAAGCGTATTACCAGAAGCGTTACGGCGATCAAACCGTAGCGTGACATGTCACGTCACGTTTGCCCGCTTAAGTGCGGGCTTCGATTGCATCAACGGTGCAACCTAAAAGAACCAGCAAAAAGAATTTACCAGAAATATCCACAACTATCTTATGGCATCTAAATTGATTGTCGATATCTGCATAACTTTCTAAATCTGCAATCATGATGGCTTTTTTGTGAACTTCTAATGCCGGCCCTAATGGTCTCTGATAAATCACCCATGCATCTTTTTTGTGATGCAATGTACCAAGTTTTCTTCCATTCCCATCAAATATAGATGCCTCATCTGGAAAATAAAAAAAAGACTTAACCCCTCTGGCCGCTAGCAATTCAAATAAGCACATACGTTTCCTCCTATTAATTTGGTCGGGATTCCGACCGCGCATCTCGCTAACAATCACCCCACAACCAGCCCGGCGGGGACGCCGGATACCTGATTTTCCCGCAATGTGCCAGCGCCAACCGCATTGTGCTGATTTGGGCCGGGAGACCGATACCCCGCAGGCGATACTTTCTGGAGTGATTATTATGTCATTTGATACCGCTAAGAACATGATCACCGCTGCGTTTATCCAGCAGTTCCATGATTCTTTCGAAATTGCCGCACAGCAGAAGGATTCCCGCCTGCAAGGTGCTGTTTACGACCGCGGCAACATCACCGGTGCGTCGTTCACCATCAACGATATGGGTACCATTGAAATGACCCAGATCACCGAGCGTTTCGGTGATACCGTCTGGGATCTGCCTGATGCCGGCACCCGTAATGCGCTGATGGCTGACTATGGCGTATTCGTGCCGGTAGAAAAGCGCGATCTACGCAAACTGCTGGCTGACCCGCAGGGGCCATATTTGCAGCTGACGCTGGCCGCATCCAACCGCAAAAAAGACGATGTTATCTATCGTGCGCTGCTGGATGACGTTCTGCGCAAAACCTCCAACACTGGCGCGTACGCTCCGGTTGCGCTTCCCGCATCGCAGAAAATCGTCGCCGGCGGTACCGGGATGACCAAAGCGAAGCTGATCGCCGCCAAAGCCATGTTCCGCCGTAACGAGTGTGACGAGCAGAACGGTGAAGAGCTGTACATCACCTACAACGCCGACATGCTGACGCAAATTCTCAGCGATACCACCTTGACCAGCGCCGACTTTATGGCGGTGAAAATGCTGCAGGAAGGCGCGGTGTCTGGAAACTGGCTGGGCTTTAAGTGGCTGGCCTACGAAAAACTGGACTCTGCATCCGCAGGTGATCCAGCGGTTACCACCAAAACCGCAGTTGCCTGGTGTAAAACCGCAGTGCATTTCGGTACCGGCGAAGAGTACAACGTCGATATCGGCCCGCGCCGCGATAAAAACAACACCATTCAGATTTCCGTCGATGCGTCCTATGGCGCAGGTCGCGCAGCGGAAAATAAAGTAGTCGCCATCGATTTCGTAGCATAAAGCCGCTGGTGCCTTTGCCGGGGGATATCTCCCGGCCTTTTTTCATCTGAGGTAAGGCTATGGCTGACAGTATTTCTATCTGCTCTAACGCACTGCTGGCGCTCGGTGCCCACCCGATTAACAGTTTCGACGAAAACACCGATCACGCCCGCCTGTGCTCAAACCTTTATCCCACCGTACGCAATAAGCTGCTGCGCGCACATCCGTGGAACTGCGTTGTAAAACGCGTGGTTCTCTCTCCTGTCAGTACAGCGCCGGTATTCGGTTTCCGCTTTCAATTCGCACTACCCGGTGATCTTCTTCGCGTCCTGTCTGTTGGTGAAGTTTGGGACGATATCCCGTACCGCGTCGAAGGCAACCGGCTACTGGCGAACGTGCAGGTACTGAAGCTGAGTTATGTGTTCCGTAACGAAGACGAATCCACCTGGGATGCCGCGCTCGTTGATGTGGCTGAAATGATGATGCAGGCAAAGCTGGCCTATGCCGTCACCGGCTCCACCAGTCTGCGCGACAGTCTCGCCCAGGAATCTCTGGTACTGCTGAAGCAGGCGAAGGCGGTGGATGGTCAGGAAGACCCGCCGGAAGAGCTTGGCGGCTATCCAACGTATGAATCGAGGTTCTGACATGCGCGCCAATCTAATTAAAACTAACTTCACCGCCGGCGAAATTTCCCCACGTCTTATGGGGCGCGTTGATATCGATCGCTATGCGAATGGCGCGAAGACTCTGGAAAATAGCGTGGTCGTTGTACAGGGCGGGGTAATGCGTCGCCCCGGCTCGCAGTTCGTAGCGGCCACAAAGTACGGTGATAAAAAATCCCGCCTCATTCCGTACGTCTTCAACCGCACACAGGCTTACATCCTGGAATTTGGCGACGGCTATCTGCGAATTTACCAGGATGGTAAGCAGTTGGTGAACGAAGATAACACGCCGTACGAAATCGCCAGCCCGTACACCTCAGACATGCTGCCATCGGTAAATTACGTTCAGGGCGCTGATACCATGTTTCTGGTACATCAGGCCGTCAAACCGTATCGCCTGCAGCGACGGGGGCAAACCAACTGGGTGCTGGAACCGGCGCCGTTTATCGTTGAGCCCTTCGACGAAGTACGCGATACACCGCAGAAATGGTGCAAGCCATCAGTGAAAGAATTCGTCGGCTCGGAAATAACGCTGACCTTGAGTGATGACGAACCGCCAGAAGATAGCGAAGACCCGCCGCCGTTTACTGGTGATGGTTGGGTGCCTGAAGATGTTGGCTCATACGTCAGGATTAACAGCGGCCTGGTGCTGATCAAGAGCGTGACCAGTGCACAGGTAGCTGTCGGTACCATTCGCACCGATTTAAGCGCAACGCAGGCGGCATCGCCGGGTGCGTGGACTCGCGAGGATTCCGTATGGACTGATGAATTTGGATATCCGGGTGCGGTAACGCTTTACCAGCAGAGGCTGGTTTTGGCCGGTTCGCCGCAGTATCCGCAAACTATCTGGTGGAGCGAGTCGGGCGTATACCTCTCTTTCGAGCTGGGAACCGATGACGACGACGCGATCAGCTTTACTCTGTCTTCTGACCAGCTTAATCCGATTGTTCACCTCGCGCAGATGAATACGCTAATTGCGCTGACGTACGGCGGCGAATTTACCATCACCGCCGGCAACGATGCGGCGATTACGCCTACCAATATTTCGGTAAAAAATCCCAGCCCATACGGATGCAACGGGATCCGCCCGGTGCGTGTCGGTACCGAAATTATGTTCGTCCAGCGTTCTGGCCGTAAGCTCTACGCTGTCGCCTATGACCCCGACAGCTATGTAGCCTACTCGGCCAACGATATGACCGTACTGGCGGAACACATCACAGAAGGCGGCGTGATCGATATGGCGTATCAGCAGCAACCTGATGCGTTTACCTGGCTGGTTCGTAATGATGGCGTAATGGTGACGATGGCTATCGACCGGGCGCAGAACGTTGTCGCGTGGTCACGTCAGATCACCAATGGTGCGTTTGAGTCCGTAGCGACTATTCCCTCAGCAACTGACGATGTGGTGTACGCCATTGTGCGCCGTACGGTCAACGGCCAGACCGTTCGCTATGTCGAAATGTTCAGTAACGCCCTGTACACCGATGCAGCTGTGACGGGCTCCAGCGATGCTGGCGCAACGACATGGGGCGGTCTGTCACACCTCGAAGGCGAGACCGTCGATATTGTCGCTGATGGCTCTGTGATGCCTCAGGCGGTCGTATCATCCGGCCAAATCACGTTATCGCGTAAAGCCTACAAAGTCGAAATCGGCCTGCACTTCGAAACGACCATTACCACTCTGACGCCTGAAGTCGCTACATCAGAAGGTACCACGCAGAATACCCGCAAGCGCACCAGTGAAGTCACTATGCGTTTCCTCCAAACCACTGGCGCCGAGTGCAACGGCCAGGTGATCCCGTTCCGCACGTTCGGGCCAAAAATCCTCAACCAGCCGGCGCCGTTATTCACCGGCGATCACTACTGGGGAAAACTAGGCTGGGAGCGCGGAGAAGACACGCTGACTATTCAGCAGCGCCAGCCGCTGCCGTTCCACCTTCTCGCCATTGTCATCGTATTTACCAGTAACGGGGGCTAATGATGATTCGTAACGCCACCGCCGGGGATATCCCGGCGCTTATCGAGCTGGGAACCCGGATGTATCTCGAGTCCCGTTACTCGCAAAACTCGCCGTTTGATGCGGATAAATGCGCAGAACTGGCGCAAAGCCTGATTTATTCGCCGTCGGGTTGCGTACTGGTCGCCGAAAAAGACGGGCAGGTTATCGGCTGGCTTGGTGGTGGCATTGCCGAGCAATTTTTCTCCCGCCAGTTGATGGCTTTCGAATACGGCTTATTTGTCGCGCCAGAACATCGCGGCGGTAGTGCCGGCCCGCGACTGGCCCGCGCGTTTATCGACTGGTCAAAAGAACACGGCGCCGCCGTTATCAATATGGGTATCACCACTGGCGTACATGCAGAACGCACCGGCCAGTTGTATTCGCGTCTCGGCCTGAAGCAAACGGGTCTGCTTTATTCGATGGAGGTTTAACTATGTGCACTGGCGTAGAAATTGCCCTGGTGGCGTCCTCGGTGTTAGCCGCCGGCGGCGCAGCGTATAGCGGGCAACAGCAGAAAAAAATGGCGAACTATCAGGCCGCTCAGGCAGAAGCCGATGCAGAGGCGAGCCAGAAAGCCGCAAAGGTGGAAGCTGAACGTATCCGTAAAGCCGGGCGTGAACAGGCAGCTGCGGCTAACGCTTCGCTGGCTGCGTCGGGCGTTGAAACCGGCGAAGGTACTGCGCTGCGCATTACTTCGGGCATTACTGAAGACGCAGAACAGGACGCTTTCCAGACCATCCTCACTGGAAATAACCAGGGGGCCAGGCTCAATGCACAGGCTCAGGCCGACCGGATCAGCGGAAAGAATGCGGCGATGGCGGGAAACATCAGCGCCGGTAGCTCACTTTTGAGCGCAGGTGGGACGGCGTACAGCGGCTGGAAGTCTGCCAAGGCAGGTAAATACGGATTATACGCGGAGTAAATATCGTGAAAATTCCAACAGGTAATTTTGGCAACGTTACGCCGCAGGCACAGCCAACACGCGTAGACGTAGCTAACGCAGGCGCAGTAGGTGCTGCTGTTAAGGGATTAGCGGATGACATTCATCAGCAGGCAGACGCTATTGTTAGAGCCAGAGCGGGCGAAGGACTTCTGGATTACCAGATCAAAATTAAAGATATAAACGAAAACATCAGGCAGGGCGTCGAAGACGGAACCATTAAAGCAGACCAGATTGATAATATTTATAAAACAGCTGTATCAAAGCTGGAGAAACCAAATTTTGGAGGTCTTGATCTCGCAGGAATGGAAGTTGCGCAACGCGGCATCAAACGTTATGAGGCTGACGGCCATGCTACGGCTCAGGGTCTATACCGTACAGCGTTAAAAATAGAAGCAAAAGATCAGGTCGATACTCAACTTGACCAATTGGGTAAGTTAACAAATTACCCAGATGCTGATATCGAAAAAATTAATGGTATGTCCGCGGCATTGGATACTCAAGGCCGTTTAGCTTATGGCGCCCAATGGGCCAAAGTTCGGCAGAGTTGGATAGACAAAAACTGGTTTAATCAGGCGCAACAACGCTTAATGTCCGCCCGTAATGATGGTTCGGCTCTATCAGCCCTTAATAACGAATTGACTGGTGAAAAAGGTTTTTATGTCGATAAGCTAGACCCCGAGAAGCGTAACGCACTTGTTAATCAGGCTATGGGGTATCAGGCTCGCATAGAGGCCAGAGCAATAGCGGCACAAAACCATGCTGATATGTTGGCAATGCGGAGAGAGAACGCAGCTATGCATGCCAGCACTAGCATGCAAATGCGCATTGCTAATGGTGAAATTCCTACGGATCAGGATTGGAATAATTATTTAACTTCAGTATCGGGAACCAGTCAGGATGGTACCGCCCCGGTTCTGCGGTCGGCGATGTTAGAGACCCAGCGTCTTTACAGCCTCCCTCCGGAGAAAGCACAAGCAGAAGTGGATAGCCTTGCGTTATCGCTGAAGAAAAACGGTGGCAGTGAAATTCAGTACAAAGTGCTTAATGCTGTACAAAGCAATATCGATCACCGCCGTACTCAGCTACAGAAAAACCCTCAGGCGGTTTTTGCAATGGATTCCGGTACGCTGCTGGAGCCGCTAAATCCCCAATCGGCATTACAACAGCCGGGCGATTGGGGGGCTGGATTAGTCCAACGACAGGCCAACTCTGACGCTATTACTCAGAAATATGGTGCCACAGCGGGAAAGAATCTGCTGACGACCGAAGAACTAGGGAATGCGAAGGATGCCTACGAAAAAATGTCTCCCGATCAGCGGATCCAGTTTTGGCGAAATACTCAAGCCAGCAGCACACCGGCGATCGCCTCACGTTTAGCAAGGGAGATTGGCGGCGATGCTTTGCAGGTTTCTGCTGTGGCCGGGCTTGCCAATAACCCGGCTGGGTACAAAACCGCATTGGCGGTGGAAAACGGTTCGCGGCTTTTAAACCCCGTTGATGGAGCGCCTAAAGTAAGACTGCCCGCAAGCTTTGATCAGGATGTTGCAGTGAAAATAAAAAGCAGCTACCCAGGATTAAGCCCTACTCAGGTTCAGCGTTTAGTCCCGGTCGTGAGGGACTACCACATAGGTAATGGTGGTTCTGCTGACACCACTCCCAAAGCGGAAGACTTATACGCGGTTATAGGAAAACCGGTAAATATCTACGGTAGCGTGGCGGTAGCCCCCGCAGGTGCCGATGAAAACACCTTTATTGATGCCTTAAAAATAGGGGTCAACCGATTGGGTGACAGCGCTCAGGATGTAAAAAATGGCCTAAGTCAGGGCGTGTACGGCTTTGTCTCGGATTCTGATGGTAATCAGGTGCTGATCAACGCGGCAACCCAACGCCGGGTTGTTGGAAAAGACGGGCGCCCGATAGTGATCGAGGTGGGTAAATGAGCATACTCTTTAACCCGGAACTGGATAGTGCCCTTAACGCTAACGGAACCGAAAGCGTTAAAGATATTGATGCAGGGTTGTTTCAAGGGGTTGGTCAAGGCGTTAGTACAGGGTTTTCTAACGCAGGCACGTCACTACAGCGCATTGGTTTAACCACGCTCGGCCGCGGACAGATGCAAGTCGCCGCAGCTCAGATGCAGGCTACAGCGAATATCACTGGTAACGAGGCTCTTAGCGATGCTGCGCAGGATGTTTTAAGTGCTCCTGAACCTACAGAGGACCAGTTACCACAGTACAAATCGTTCGATAGCGATCAGGTGGGGGCGGTTGGTACCATTCTGGGCGGACTTGTTCAGCAGTCGCCATCATTAGCATTAATGGCGGTAAACCCTGTGGCGGGCGTGTCCGTTGCCGGGGCGCAAGGGTACACGGAAGCTCACGCAGAAGGCGCGAGGTTGGGGCTTACTGGTGAAGATCTGGAAGACTATTCAGCAGTTGGTGGGGCGACTATGGCGGCCGGAGCTGCCATTCCAGGCTTTACAGGCGTGGGTAAAGGTGCGGTTTTATACGGCTCACGCTTCCTTGCCGGCGGAGTGGTGAACAGCATCACCGGTGAGGTCGATCGATGGGGGAGGGCAGAAATTCTTGATAGCGCAGGTTTTCACGATCAGGCCAGACAGATGCGCCAGGCTGATGCCGCAAGCCGGGTTACTGAATTTGTGCTCGGTGGCGCGTTTGGTCTACTGGGTGGCGGTCACAGAACCGAAACAGGAAGGACTGGTGACTTAGAACGAGGGATAACCAGTATTCATGAAGATGCAGCTACCGCTCACATTATTCATGATAATTACGTAACGGAAACTGCCCCGGGTCTCTCTGCTGATGCGAGAAGCGAGGCGGGGCATGTCGCGGCTATGGACTCCGCTATCGATTCTGTAAATAGCGGGCGTGGCGTAGATGTTACAGATCACCTCACTGGTGATCGTACGTTTATCGTTCATGGCGATATTGATGTTGGTAACGTTGCCCGCCAACAGTTGGCGGGTGATTCCTCGAAACGTATTGATGCCGTAGTGCAGGCAGCAGACCGGCAGGCAATACCTGAGAAAGTTAATAGCTATTCACCAGGCGTTTTAAGTGATGCAACCGATCAGCCTTTCCAGCTTCTACGTGAACAAATGGATGCTGTAGCAGAAAACCATCCGGAGCTTCGTGATCTCGTTGCACAGCACATCGATAACTTTGAAGCCGAACATACCACCGCACGTCGTAATGCAGAGCTATATGATGTAGCTGCTGCCTGCGCCCTTAAATTTGGATCCTGACTATGAAACCACAATGTATACAGGCAGTAGAGGCACACCTTAGCGCTGTCAGTGGCAAGCCGGTTAAGCTTACGGCAGCGGCTATTTCGCGTATCGATGAAAGAATGCATGAAGGTGCAAAAGTGCTGGCCCGCCGGGATCGCGCCGCCTGGCAATCAATGTCTCCTGATGAGCGTACGATTGCCATAGGCCAATGGGTGAGGGAGCAAGAACAACGGCAAGCAGACAGCCAGGCAAGGAGTAAAGTTCGCCAGCTTTCCGCTATTGTCGATGCAGCTAAAAGGCTTGATGCGATGGCGGGTGCCAGGCCAGACAAAGCAGGGAAATGGAGTCAATCTCTGATCGATGTACTGGAGGGCGTAGATAACACCTTGCGCGGAGCGGAGCAGGTCGCGGTAAGAGGATTCGGCGATATGCTAAAAGCGGCCAGAGTCGGGCCGTGGGCGATGGATTTTGGCAATAAGCGCAGCGATGCTTTCTTTGTTGATGTCGTGCGCGAAATCTACGGTACCGATACAGGAAATGCTACCGCTAAAAGCTTTGCGCAAAAGTGGTCGGCCACCATGGACGGTTATCGCGAGGCCCGAAACCGGGCTGGTGGAACTGTAGGTAAACTGGATAATTACGCTCCACAATCCCATGATGCTACGGTTATGCAGCGGGTTGGTAAGCCCGCATGGGTTTCTTTTATGATGAAGAATCTCGATCGGGAGCAATATCTTAGTGAAACCGGCACTCGTCTTACGGATCCAGAACTTGAGAGCGTAGTGGGAAAAATGTACGACTCCATCGTAACTGATGGCGCAAATAAAATTCAGCTTGATTTACAAGGATTGGCTGAGGGGGCGTCCAGCAGTTTTGGAAGCGCCAACATCGCGAGAATGCTTAATAGCAGCCATAGAGAGATTCATTTACGAGATGCTGATGCCGTCATCGCTTATAACAATCAGTTCAGTGATCGCGCTCTGGGTGCGTCATTCTTTAGCCATCTAAACGGCGCCGCCAGAGATGTAGCGCTCATTAATGAGATGGGGCCAAACCCTGCGCTTACTTTCGCGACGTTAAAAGATACAGCAGCGAAGCGGGATAGCCAGATGCCTGGGGCCGTTTTTGAAGGCGATGGTAGTGTCAAAGGAGGAAACCGGGGAGCATTCGGCCCAGAGGCTTACTTTCGTCAAATAATGCGTAATAACGCAGATTTCACCGATTTTGATCGCATTAGTAGCGCGTTAACTGCGTACCAGGCTGCAACAAAATTAACCAGCACAGGGCTACGCTCAGTTTTCCAGGACACGCCGGGTATGCTTCTGAATATGGCTGATGTGGGTCAGTTGCACAACATTGGCACTGTACTGCGTACAGCCTTCCGTCCAAAAGAAGCGGCTCAGTTCGGGATTGGTGCTGAAGTGGCGGTACGCGCTGCGCGTGAAGGTGCCGAAAGAATAATGGCACAGGGGCGTTTTAACCTGGCTAACGCCCTTAGTCGATACGCTCAGGCCACTATGAAATACACGTTGCTTGACGCCTGGACGAACGCGGCCCGGCGAGCGGGGCAGACCTCGCATGCACTGGCATTAGGTGAATGGTCACATCTGCCTTGGAGTAAGCTGGATAGTAGCCAGCGCGGGCTATTGAATAATGCCGGTATCACTGAAGGTGATTGGCAGCACATCATGAGCGTCCCCCGCAAGAAACTACGCGGGCAAGATATACACGATGTGTCTGATGTATCTGCGTTAGGGCTTTCCCCTGATGAGACTATGCGCCTGCAATCTCAAATGATGGGGTTTATCAGAATGGGCGGCGATATCGTTACTTCAGAGCATAACCTTACGGCACAAACATTAATGAGTGCTGGTGGGCGGACTAATGCCTTGACCAAACAGGTAATGCTTTTCAAAAATGCTGGTGCGATACAGACCGCGCATATGTTGGATCGCCTTAGTCGTAAATCGGGCACAACCAAAGTAGGTTATGTTGCGGCGACGGCTGCACTATCCGCAAGCTTTGGTTATATGGCTCTGGTAGCTCAGGCGGTAACCAGCGGGCAGAATCCACCACCACCAGATGATATACGAACCATTGGAAAGGCTATGGCCGTAGCTGGTGGCTTTGCGATGGTTCAGGATCTGATTACCAGCATGTACGATGCTGTTAGTGGGGATAACAGTGGCCACAGTTCAAGTGCTGTACCTATTTTTGGTGATCTTGCAACGTTGGGTAAAATTGCCTTTACTGCCCCAATTGACCCACAGAAAGCCGGGTATATGGCTATCAAGTTTGGTCGCCAGCAAATTGCTCCGTTGAATTACTGGTATACAAAGGCGGCGGTTGATCATATGTTTTTCAACGATGCGGCCGAAGCGCTCAATCCAGGCTATCAGCGAAGGCTGAGAAAGTATGCTGATCAGAAAGGTCAACAGTATTTCTGGGATCCATCTGGAGACCTAGCGGCACCAGAAATGGGATACTATAAAAAAGAATTCGAATTTGGTAATTAGATAAAGGGGGCGGTATGCTAAATCCTCATACATTGAGAATTATCATCTGGTTTGTGTTTAGTATTGTTGGATGTATTTTATTTTTTATCGCTTATGGCCGCAGTCTTAAAAGGGCTTGCTCGTTTCTCCATGATGCAAAAGTAAGTTGCGATAAAATTAAAGAAAATTATAATTCTGGTGATTATGTAGACGCACACCAAAGGTATAAAGTCTGGAAAAATGAAGTTGCTAGTATAAAACGGCAGCGAACATACTGCCTCTTAGCCACCCCTGGAATCCTGGCCATAATCGCCTTGATTTTCTGGTGATATGCATAGCCCACCGTGGTGGGCTTAACGTTTACCTTTGTACGAATCCCAACAATTTTTGCACCATGACATCAACCCATCACGGTTGTTTGCGTTTTTGTAATAGCTTGTGCGTTTACGGCGGATCTCACAAATTGGACACCATTTAGTATGCTGTGTGTTTTTTGGACCATCTAGGCAGTGTGCGCACCAAGTTGTATATCCATCAGCGTGTTTACTAGATTTTCTATATTTATCTAAGGGAAGGTTTCTACTGCATCGCGTACAGACCTTACGCCCATCAGCAACCTGAACGGTATTTTCAATTAACGTAGGTGAAATCGTGGAAGAGGGGAGCGGGTTAACGACTTTTTCAACTCTTTGAGGCTGAATAAAGGTCTGCTGCTCCGTGTGCAAAGACTCGACAGATTTCTGCTCAGAAACCTGTTTGTAATAATCGGATATAACAGCTTTGTCATATTTAGAATGACTTTCGTTATTTAAGGTATTAGGTTTCGTATACTGAGTCGAAGCGCTGTCAATCACTTGTGTTTGCTGAATACGGATTTCCCCATCTTCAGTTTTAACAGTTTTGTTTCTGGTTATAACGGTTCGATTTGTGATTTTTGTTCTGTTCTGATTGATAACGAACAAGATCACAACAACTACGCCAACAACTACCCAGAAAATTTCCATAAAATCACTCTTAGCATTCAATTCACTCAGTAAAGATATGATAGAGCATCATTTTCCGAAATCCTGATATTTTTACAGCATTAAGTCAGGATTCCGACCTCTAGCCCGGCACATCATAGCCCTATGGATAACCACGGGGCTTTTTTATGCATTCAGATTACAAAACTCGCCTTACTGCTCTTAGCGATAAGCTCACCGATGTAGTTCTGGAAGAAGCCGATCCGGACAACTGGCCGGGGGCAGGGAAGGAAATCACAAAGCACACCAAACAGGAACGCGGCGATCGGTACTGGCATAAGAAGAATGCAGCCGCCTCGCTAACCCTGCTGGTAAAAGTCCATTCACTTATTGGCATGCACACTCGCGGCGGTACGCCGAAAACCGGAGGAGAAGATCCGGACGATGAAGCGTTCCTGTTAGGTCAGCAGGTAGCAGCTGCTGAGCGTAAAGCGCTGGAAGTCATCGAGAGGCTGCAACACAAAGGCAAAAAATGATTTCGTTCCTGGCCTTCTTTTTGATGTGGGCAGAACGGATGAACTGGGATGTGCCGGACTGCCACTATAAAGCCTGCCACTGGCTGGAGCATCGCGGAAACCTCGCGGTGCTCCGCTGTTTTCGTGGCTTTGGTAAATCAACCATCCTGGGCGTTTATAACGCCTGGCGGTATTACTGCGATCGCCAGTACCGTATTCTGCATCAGTCGGAATCCGATACAACCGCCAGAAAGACCAGCCGCGATACACAAAACGTTCTGCGCAATCACCCCCTGACGAAAGGCATGTTGCCGGACGGCATCGGTACCATCGAACAGTGGTGGGTAAATGGCGCACTGGATATGCGTAACGCCAGCATGTTCGCTAAAGGCATCCTGTCTAACGTTACCGGCGCCCGTGCCAACGAGTGCCAGAATGATGACGTGGAGGTACCCGGAAACATCCAGACTCCGGAGGCCCGCGAGAAGCTGCGATACCGGCTGAGCGAACAGACGCACATTTTGATACCCGGAGGCCGGAAATTGTTTATCGGTACTCCGCATACTCACGATAGCCTCTACGACGAGAAAGAAGCAGAGGGTGCCGATTGCCTCACGATAAAGCTATTCGATAAAGAGCACCGCGTCGAAGCGAAGAAGGCAACCAAAAAACTATACCGGATACCGTTCCGTCCGGAATATGTTTTCGTGGGGATCCACAAGGCCGCCCGGTTATTGATCGAGGGTACTGATTATCGATTGACGGAAGACGGTGTAGAGTTCGCGGCACCGCCTGAAACTGTCGTAGATTTTTATGCCGGCTGCGCGTGGCCAGGCCGTTTCGATCATGATGAATTACTGCTGCGCCGCAAAGAGTGTCGCACCGTCAACGAATGGGATAGCCAGTACCAGCTGCACAGTAAACCGGTTGGAGAGGTTCGTCTCGATCCCGACCGTATCCGCGAGTACAACGTCCAGCCTGAAATTCGCTATGCGAACCGTTCCTGCTCGATGTGGCTGGGCCAGACGCAAATCGTCGGTGCTGTCGCTTGGTGGGATGTGGCCACCGGCAAAGTTAAGGCCGACGCCTCGGCATTTTCCCTTATTTTCACCGACGCCCGCGGGCATCTTTACTGGCATGTTTGCCAGGGCTTAACTGGCGAGCTGGCAGAGTTTGGCGACAACGACAAAATCACCGGCGGTCAGGTGATGCAGATTAAAGAGCTGGTGCTGAAGTACCAGATCCCGCTGGTCTGCGTAGAAGTAAACGGCCCCGGCAGTTTCGCCGGGAAGTTGCTTATTCAGGCGCTGAAGGGTACCGGCTGCGGCGTGCGGGAAGAATTTAGCGTCACCAACAAACAAAAACGCATTCTCGATGCATTCGAAGCGCCGCTGTCGTCCCGGTTCCTGTGGGCGCATACCGACGTTCTCGACGGCCCCATGTACGACCAGATGCGGGATTTCAACCCGGCGTTAACTAACCAGCCAGACGACTTTATCGATTCCGGATCCGGTGCGATCAGCGCTACGCCTGTACGCATCGGGAAATTAGTCGGGATTCCGACCGCGCAGGCGAGGGAGCATTGGCAGCCATACGATGGCGACATTTCGGTCGCTGTAGATTACTAGCCGCCGGAGCTTCCCTTATGTCGGTACCTAACCAAATCCCTTACAACATCTATACGGCCAACGGACAGACAACCGTATTTACTTACGAATTCTACATCATCAGTGCCAGTGATTTAGAAGTAAGTATAAATGGTTCCGTTGTCACCAGCGGCTATACCGTATCTGGCATAGGTAACAAAGACGGCGGCGATATTACTTTTTTGACGCCGCCGGTGAGTGGGGCGGTTGTCATGCTCGAACGCGTGGTACCGACATACCGTCTCACCGATTACCAGGACAACGGCGACCTGCTGGCGGATACCGTCAACAAGGATTTCGACCGTATCTGGATGGCTATCCAGCGCGCGTTTATCGATCTCGGATTTGCCCTTACTCGTCCATTCTTAGGCGGGCCATTTAACGCCAAAGGTTACCGAATTGAGAATTTAGGCAGCCCAATAAATGACTATGATGCTGCTACAAAAGAATACACAGACGGGATTCTTAAACATAATCTTGAAAGAGTTTTAAGAGTTCCCGAAAGTTACGTGAATGCGTTACCGCCAGCTAACTACAGGGCAAATAAAATATTGGCCTTCAATAGTGAAGGAAGCCCTATTACTGTACTTCCTGCAAGTGGAAGCGCCAGTGACGTGCTTATAGAACTGGCAAGCACGGAACCAGGTCGCGGAGCTGATTTAGTTGCGGGGACGCGAAAATACTTCAGGGTTACTGATTATCCGGGAGGGGCGCCAAATTCTACGGTTATCAGGAACAGTGATGGCTCTTTAACAATAGCTAAGGGCACAAATAATACATCAGCAATCAAGTCAGCTATAGCTGATGCGCAGTATTGTAATGGGGTTGTGTATTTACCCGCTCCTGATAATGGTAGCGCATATCTTTTTGATGATACTTTATTTCCGGCTGTAACATCCGGGGCTTTGTGGCGTGGCGCGTCTCTTCAGGGGGACGGTAAAACTGCAACCAAGCTCATTTTTGATGGTGGAGATAAACCAGCTGTACATGTAAAAGGTACATCCGGGTGGCCTACGAATATATTCATACAAGGCATGTCTCTTTACTCTGCTAATGATTTTGTAGGCGAAGGGTGGAAACTCCAGGGGATCACCGGTATCAGATTGACGGATTTTTCTGCTTATCGCTTCGGTGATGGTGGATTATCATTTTCAAACGGTTCAGCATCAGGCATTTTTACTGAATTTAATATCGTTGAAGATGGCTGGCTGGAGAATAACAAGACCAACATAAAATTCAGGAAAGATGGTGGTGATGGTTCGTTCCACGGGATAGCCCTAAGAAACATAATCAACAACAACGTTCCTGGGCAAACAGGTCTTGATGTTGGGGCTGGGTGTGTAATTTATAATGCCGACTGGAATCAGGTAACGTTCTTCGGTTCTGAAGGTGTCCAGTGGATATTAAATAACGGTGCAAGAAATGGTTTCGAAACCCTCTATTTTGAGGGGGATGGAACAGTAACAAATAATGGTGGCTGGAGTACCGCAGGATACTGGCGGGTACAAAGCTCATCGGGCATCATAAGCGATAACTCTACCATTCCATTTACGAATGATGGATATCTTAGCCCCACGACTCCTACGGATGCGAATTTTTCAGCTGCTGGCTTTTCGAAGGTACAGGCATTGCAGCCGCTTTTGCATACCCAGACCTATCGCGGACTGATGCGCCTTACTGGAAATAACGCACAGGCAGTAGCCGTTACCGGCTATGACTCCGGCGCATTTGAACGTCAGGGGTTAGCAATTGTATCCCAGTCAGATGGTGACAGTGTGAAAGATCTTATTCTGCGTCAACTACTCCATTTGAATGGTATTACTTCATTCAGACCAGAATACAGATTTAACTATATTGGAGGTGGAACCCAATTAAGCATCAACTCCGGAGGTCGTCACACTGGAGTCATGGGGAGAAGAACTGCCGGTAATATCACAGCAAGCAGCTCACAGCAAACCATTACAACGGATCTGGCGTTACCTGCTGCAAACCAGACTTTCATGATTTCAGTTCATCTGTATAGTTCTGATGGGGAACACAGACATGTTGCAACATTTGTTGGCGCGGCGGTAACTGGGTCTGTAGCATCTACTGCATTGCTAATAACAAGTCATTCAGACGCTGCTATCGCATTTCCGTCAGCATCATTCGTAATTCTTGAGGGTGGCATTCTGCGTTTTGCAATAACAACCAGCGTTGATATTTCATACGAAATTAAAGCGCTTGGTGTCGGAACATATTAATGGGGGAAGGGTTATGATATCTAGCGTGACAGGAAAATACATTTCTGATTCGGGTATCGAATTACCGAATGCATTTATTGTTTTTAAGGGGGCGTCAATTTTCTCGCATACAGTAACAACAGAAGATGCATCTATTGAAACGCGTGATGTTGAATTTTCATTTAACGTTTATGTTTCAGAGTCAGCATATGATAACGGTAAACCACAGTTTGAAACTTTCACTAAGATTGCAGCATTAGATAGCGATAAAACGATGGATGAACAAGTCACTATGATTTTAAATATGTTTGTTTAATACACTCAGTTAGTCAGGATTCCGACCAATACTAAGCCTTACCCTCAGCTCACTACAAATAGTGATCCCCATGGGGGTAAGGCATGCGAATGAAGAATTTGCCGGATGTGGCGGCGGGAACGTCGTATATCACATCCACCGTAAGCGGTAGCTACTGGCTGCTGCAACTTCTCGATAAGGTAAGTCCCAGCCAGTGGGCCGCAATCGGTGTTCTGGCAAGTATTGTTTTCGGGTTACTCACCTACCTCACCAATCTGTATTTCAAAATCAAAGACGACCGGCGGAAGGCACGGGACTATGAGCAACAAAGCTAAGTTCAGCGCCGCCATGCTGGCGCTTCTGGCCGCCGGTGCTTCAGCGCCGGTGCTGTTCGACCATTTTATCGGCGAACGGGAAGGGAACACCCTGACGGCGGTTATCGATCCCGGCGGTGTCTGGTCAATTTGCCGAGGTGTGACTCGCATCGATGGCCGTCCGGTAGTGAAGGGGATGAAGTTAACGCAGCGCCAGTGTGACCATTACAACGCAATCGAACGCGACAAGGCGCTGGCGTGGGTACAAAAGAATGTTCACGTTCCGCTAACTGAGCCGCAGAAAGTAGGCATTGCCAGCTTTTGCCCGTACAACATCGGGCCGGGGAAGTGTTTCCCTTCGACGTTTTATCGCAAGCTAAATGCCGGCGACCGCAAAGGGGCATGCGCGGAGATCCGGCGCTGGATATTCGACGGCGGCAGGGATTGCCGGTTAACGAAAGGGCAGGCCAACGGTTGCTACGGGCAGGTTGACCGCCGGGATCAGGAAAGTGCGCTGACGTGCTGGGGGCTGTACGAGTGAACGGAAAAATAAAACTGGTGATTGTCGGGGGAGTGCTGACGGTATGTGCCGGCCTTTTCTGGGCTGGGTATCTGAAAGGCTGGTACGCGCATTCTGAGCAGGTAAACAGCCTGGCTAAAGCCAGACTGCCAAAACAGGAAAAAGCGGTAGCAGAAGGTGAACAGAAGGCGGCGACGGCGAACGCTGAAGCCAAAGTGATTTACCGTACCGTTTATCGTGATGTGGTGAAATATGTCAATGACCCGAATCGTTCTGTGTGCAAGTTTGATAGTGACGCTGTGCAGCTGCGCCAACGAGCAATCGACGCGGCCAACGCCATCCCCGGATTTGATGAACCGGCCGTGCAAGATAAGTAA